ATACCTAGTATTTTTTGTGATGTTATTCGCAGCAACGTTTGCATACATGCTGAAGATGATGGGGTCTACCATAGAGGCATTTAATAATACACCAATAAAATCATATGGTGATGCCATGAGACCATACAAAGTACCTGCACCTCATCCAGAAATGGAAGGTGTAAAGTATGGTGAAGAGTTATTAGTTTTTAGTGCTGAAGAAGAAGATGATGATGACGATGACGGAGACGTACCTGCCTACGTAGGGGAAAACATATAATAGTTACCAAAATATCGTAAAAAAAATCCCGCCAAAAAATGCCCTCTTAAGGGTTTTTTTAGTATCCTCCGTAGTATCCTCCACCAGAACTTGATGAGGAACTAGATGAACTAGAAGAAGAACTGCTACTACTACTGCTACTGCTACTTGAGTAATTGCTGCTGCTCGATGTGTTAGTCTCTGCTGCCTGAGTTCCTGTGCCTACTGCTGTTGTGGTAGTAGTAGCATCATCTGTGGTAGATGTAGCTGTAACAACTCCAACGTTCGCACTTGTTGTAGTAGGTCCGTTGTCAAATGATGTTACAGTTCCCATATTTGTCGCTAGGTTGACACTACCAGTAACATAACCAGAACTTTCTAGGAATCTTGCTGCTGCACTTAGTTCAGTTTTCTTATTACCTTGAGCATCTAATTCTCTATGAGGTTGATATGCAATCAACTCTTCAAACTCAGATAAAATAAATTCAACTACTGGATTAGTAGGTATCTTTATCAATGCTTTCTTTTCATTAAGATGAGATTCCCATTCATAATTTGATACAGGATATATTGATTGTTCTTCTCCTAGTGTACTCCCATCAGGTAATACAGTTCTCCAATCACCATTAACTGTTACACCTTCATTCAATACTACCACACCATTAAATTTTGCTTCTACTGTTTCATAGTGATGAATCCCATCTGGTTCTGCATATTTACTATTCACATAATTAAGTAACCTTTCTTCGGTCATTGGCCACTCTGAATAGACATCAGTAATATTGTTTACCATTAAAATTATCCAATCTAAGAATGGATCTCCTAATACTTGTAGTGCTAGTTCTTCTGGTCTCATACCAAGAGGTATGACTCTTGCTTCTAATAGTGTGACGTATTGATCTAAGTCTTCTCTAACTTTAGTACGTCTAAAAAGGTTTTTAACCAGGCGATATCTATAGGGTTCATCATCTGTGATACCCTCGCCAACAAATACATTTGGAAGTAAAGAAAAGTATTGCATTAGTACCCCACTGCTACGTCATTTTCTGTGAGAAGTCTTGTCTCAGTAAAACTAAGTTGTAAAACTACTGAAGGAACTGAGATTCCATCGTCTATCGGTTGCTTGAAAGCAACGTATTGATTATCTGGTGTGTAGTTTACAGATATACCAGTACAAACTGAAGGATATATCTTAAACATCAGATCTCTTCTTGTGCTTTCACCCAAGTTAGTGATAGCAGAACCATCTGCATTAGCACCAAAACGTACGAATCTTAACTGAAATCTATCAGGCATCTCAAAATATCTATTCTTCTTTGCATAACCCTCGTTATATTTTTTGAAGAAGTCATCTTGATATATGTTACCTTTAAATTTATGACCCTTATCTGAACTTCTTGTTATTGTATCCTTCTGTTTAGAAAATTCACCTGCAATACCAAATGATTCATTGTTGTTTACATATTGTTCTGGCATCGCACCCTGTTGAACACGAGGCATTGATCCAATCTTAATGTAATCTATTATAGATTGTATTTGTTTTGATTCAGTTGGTGTTCTTGCAAAAAACTTAAACGCAAAGTTATGAGTTCTAAAACTCATGCCTTGAAATATTTGTTCACTATATGGGTTAAATATTCTACCATTCTGTAAGTTTTCAATAGCATTAAGATCCAAATTACCTTGTAGTCCTACAAAGTTATTAAATCCATTTACCATTTGTAACACTACGTTGGTAGAGAACTCAGGTAATGCAGCACTAGCAGCGTCTTGTAATGTCTCTGCTAAGTTACCAAAATCAGTTCCACTTTTCAACATTTGTGTTGCTGTTACACCAGATACTCCAATATCTGCTCTTCTATATGAAGGTCCGTAAGATGTTTGAATACCAGGTGGTATTGCAATATAACATCTGTCTGGGTGTTGTACTACTGTTGCTCTGTTACCAGGTAAATTTCTGTTATAAAAAGCAGGAACATTATTTGAATCATAATCAAATCTCTCTCTACGCAGCATAAGATAGTCGATAGCACCTGTTTCAGCGTCTGCTAAACCAAGGTTATAATCTTCTTGTGCGGGTGGTGCCTCTGGATATCTGTAAATGCTCAAGTTTCTGCCTAAATAATAATACTTGTATCATATGTATTTATGAGGTTTAAACAAGGAAAATACATTCCTCGTCACCCAAATAAGTATAAAGGCGATCCACGTAACGTTGTTTATCGTTCATCTTGGGAGCATAAGTTTATGCTTTGGTGTGATAGAAACAATTCTTCCGTGCAAGAATGGGGTAGTGAGGAGATTGCTATTCCTTATATCAGTCCTGTTGATGGTAAGAGACACAAGTATTATCCAGACTTTTATGTAAAAATAAAAGGTAAAAAATACATGGTCGAAGTAAAACCATTTAAACAAACTAAAGAACCTAAGACTCAAAAGAAAATAACTCAACGATATTTTAATGAGGTCGTTACCTATGCTGTAAACCAAGCAAAATGGAAAGCAGCACATGAAGTTTGTAAAGATAATGGATATGAGTTCATGATTATCACAGAAAAGGAGCTAAAAGTATAATGTTTGCTGCATTAGGAGACATTTTCCAAGCAACAATCGCTACGTTGGATGGAATTCCTGGTGAATCATCAACAAGTAAGTATCAGGACTTTATGTCTTTCAGTAGAAAGAAGAAAGGGGATTTCTCACTGTCAAACATTTATACAGTTCAATTTTCTACACCTCCAATGCTCAATGATAAGTTAGAGAGTGGAGATGACAGAATACTATTAGATTATTACTGCGACTCTGTTAACCTTCCAAGTAAACAGATAACTACAGCACAGATCATGAATGTGGGATCTGCATACAAATATGCTACTGGTAACGCATTTAGTCAGATCAATATGACATTTAAGATACCAAGAACTCAGAGAACGAGAGCAATATTTGAGAGATGGGTTGCGAAAATGAATAATGATGCTAATCAATATACACATTTCTATAACATGTATTGTGCACCTAGAGTGAGAATATATAAGTTTGAAAGAGGTGGTGGTATAAAAGTTGATAACTTTGCAGAAAACACTGAATTATTTGGTGGCACAACAGGTAGTAATAACCTATTAAACTACTTGAAGATGGATTCATCTATCAAGAAAGAAGCTTTAGACAAGGTAAAAAATCAGGCAAAGTTCTATAGTTGTCATGGAATGTGGGAGTTAAGAAATGTATTTCCCTCTAACATTGGATCAGTTCAGTTGAATAACAACGAAGCTAGAGTAATGTCATTGACAATCTCATTTAACTTTGAAAGGTATAGATTTTACACCAGACCTCAGTATTCACATGGTAATAACTCTGAATTTATCGTTAAATATAAGAGAATATTTTAATTAAAATGAAACATCTATTGGAGGTAAATTAAAATGTCTGTTGTTTGGAAAGTGGATAACTTAATAAGAAAAA